CCCTTCACCTATTACTTCTGATCATTACAGAGATTGGACCATCGGAAGGTGGTTCCATCCCGTAGTGTAACGACCAAATAGGATTTAAATTGTCCCAATCCACGAATAGAATCTTTGCAACGACGTCCAGCGGCAAAATACATAAGTATTTTTGCCCAGTGACGACGCGCATCGAGACTACCAGGTGCAGACCTGGGGTCATGCCATTCGAACGCGTAATGCAGTGATGCACCACGTGGGTTCAAATTTAATGCCTTACAGTATCTGCGAAGTCGCCTTTTCGCTACCGGCTTTAACGGAATTCCATCCTTTCTAAATTGGAAAGGGGAATGAACCGTATAAGCGTCGAGCTGAGGTGCTTCGGTTGGGTCCTGTGAATGCTGCCAAGGTCCGGTGTTCAAATCCGGATTGGATGCGTACAAGGTCGCAGGCAGTAACTCGTAAACCTTACTAAAGAGGGAACAAAAGCTAGGATATAGCAAAGCCAAACGCGATAACTTATTAGAAATCGTGATGACTTCGCCAATATTTTTGGGCCACCGAAAATCATAAGATTCGATGTACCCAAACCCATCAAGATAATGGGCCCCACAGCTTTCCCGGTATCCATCATCAATATGAGTTTTATCTCTATTGACTACGAATCCGACAGCCTCTAAATCTTGAATCACCAAATGCGCGACCGCCGACGGAACGATTATATCGTCGCCAAAGACGGACGCACTTGGTGCATAAGATTTACAAAGCGCAGTTAGAATCAAGGACATCAACTCAAAGGTGAATCCATTACCCATGCTAGAAACCTTGTTGATCACGTAAAACTGATCATCAGGTCCTAAAGTCATTGCTGACCGAGATCGAAGTATTACTTCGAAAACGCGTTTAGGCAATAGATATTCAACTAACTTGAGTGATATGCGATCGCTCGCATTTTTAAGATCGATCGTAGCAACCTTTGGGTCGCTTATCATGGTACGGTGAAGATTGGCCGTATCATTAAGATCAATTCCGAAGTTGATTAAACAACGTCGAAGTCCAAGACCAACACTACGTTGAGTCAGGATATTAGCTAAGGGTTCTATACAAATAGGTCTGTTCTTTTGATTATTCTTAGGAACAGAAGAAAATCTATTTCCTTGAACCTCTTGTGTAACGAGACCAACCTTGAAATCGAAAATCGCTCGGGCGGCATTGGGTTTATTTCTAAACTTAAGCCAAATCCGGCGTTCAAAATCTCGGGGATTGATCTTGTTACTAACTAACAACAGATTTAATCGGCGTCTCAAAGCTGTCTTCAGAGCGCGATGCGAATGTACCATCTCGCACCATGCTTCGAAGTTATCGGGAGTGCAAGTCCATTCCGATTCACAAAGCTTAGACTCAATAGAGTTTTGGCCCTGAGTAGGGATGAATTCACTACCAGTCGTAAAACTGACTGGCCCCAATTTAAATCCTTGAAGGATCTGCTTAAGACGAAACTTAGCTGCAGCCCACTTAGGGCCGTAGGGTAAGTTGAGAGATGTGGCTAGACATTGGTCATCAGTCAACCAATCGGACCAGGCATTTTCACGCCTGATCTTTTCGCGAGACTGATCGGGACGTTCTAGTTTCGCAGCATATCGCTTCTGAGCGAATGCTTCGGCCTCGTTACAAGCTTTGTCAAGCTTGGTGCCGAGGAGAACGTTTCCAACTGCACTGATGGTGCTTTTCCAATCCATATAGTCCTCTAAGGTGTTATAGACTTAAACCATGGCTAATGCCATGATTGACAGTTTTTACCTCCCTCGGAGGCCGGCCTTAAGTTTCTTTTCGGTGCGTCTTCTAAGAAGTTTCGAAGACAGCCACTGAATAAGAACACCAACAAGGCCACTAAGAGAATTGGTTATAATTGGATCCATATTGGCTCCTATTATGCTAACGTTTCGTCCCTAACTAGGGAACGACCGGTGGCGTTGTAGGGTTAAAGCCAATAAACACATGCTCTGATGCCCAAGTGGGCACCAACGTAGCAAGTGCTGAGATCATGAGACCAATGCTGTTTTCAGAGAGCGGAGAACCGGATGTCCGGATACGCACCGAAACAGCGTCCTTGGCGAACACACCGTCAGCCACTTCAACCATGACCTGATTATTACAAATAATCTCGGTTATGTTGTTCTTAGTGGTGACCCCGTTAAGGGTCTTCTGCGATGTGGTGTTCCGAAACCTGACCGTGAGGTCAGAGGTTGGGTCAGCGAAGATAGCTCCGCTATTTTCCAACCTTAACAATTGTAAATTAACAGTCATTAACTGTTCCTTTCAATGGAACGCCGATTTAAGGCGTCGTAAAACGTTGAGAGTTAAAGCAGCACCATCTAAAGTCCTCTTCCAATTTAAATTGGGATTGTACTGAAGATTGTTGGTACTACCACAAGAGAAACTAGTCCTATCATAAGCATTCTTTACAACAATGCTTAAGAGCCCGCGCGTAGGCAGTGTCGTTCTGACACCTGCATCGGGTTGAGGCTGGGCAGTTTCACAATTGCCCCTAGACGACCAACCACCCAGAGTAGGTGGCGGATACATATGTTCCGCCGGACTAACAAGGGTGAAGGTTGACGTTGAACTAGTTTTAATCGCTGTGCAAGCCACCGACGAGACAGCTCGATCAGAGCTGAAATGACTCGCGATGAAATCACCAACATTTATAAACCAATCCGCTACGAAACTGAGAGGGATTAACTCCCAAGCAGTAACGAACGGGTTTACGGTCATTGCCTGAAGCCTAGCTTCTGATGTTGACCGATATCTGCTAACTACCGTTGAACGAACTCTAATAGCCTCATTCACATCTACCTCAATACGACGAGGCGGAATTGAATCAGGACGACACATATAACTTTTGATAGTTTTATGTGCCTTAGATTTCTTATCGATAGATTCACTAAGGACCTTCATT